GCGACATCCGCACAATCATCCGCAACATCAGCATCGCAATCGGCCACGGCGGCATCCGGATCCGCGACAGCAGCAGCAACGTCAGAAACCAACGCGGCGGCATCGGCAACGTCCGCTGAAGCTTCGGCGACAACAGCGGGAACATCTGCCACGTCTGCCGCTAATAGCGCCGCGGCATCGGCGCAGTCCGCTGCGGATGCTGAGTTTTACGCGGAACGGTGTGATAGCTATTCTAAGGCGGAAATTGACGCGAAAATCGAGGAAATCAACCCATTACCTGAAGGCGGTACCGTTGGTCAACATTTGGCAAAGGCGCAAAATGGTACACAATGGGTGACGCCGATTGACGCATATACAAAAACCGAAGTTGATGCTTTGCTGGATGACGTATCAGGACTGCCCGAAGGCGGAACCGTCGGACAGGTGATTACAAAAACGGCATCCGGAGCGGATTGGCAAACGCCGACCGATGCCTATACCAAGGCGGAAATCAATGCCAAGGAAACGGCAATCAATAACGCGATTGCATCAGCGAACACCGCAATCGCAACGAAAATCACAGCACCGGCTACAGCCGGCACAGAAGGGCAAGTTTTGACCGTTGGCAATGATGGGGTTGAATGGTCAACGCCGAAAGATGCATATACTAAAGCGGAAATTGACGCCAAAGAGACGGCAATAAACACAGCGATTGGCACTAAAATCACCGAACCGACAACGGGATCCGCGGGACAATACCTTGCGAAGACAGCTACCGGAACGGAATGGACTACGCCGACAGACGCCTACACAAAAACCGAAACTGATAATCTTTTATCAGCGAAAATTACAGCGCCGGCAACAGGGACAACCGGGCAATATCTGAAAAAGACAGAGACCGGCGTTGAGTGGGCAGATGTCGAAGGCGGAGGCGGAACCTTGATTGTTCAACCGCCGGTTGTAGATGTCACCACTTACACTTACGATGGAACAGAGAAATCAATCACTTTCTCGAGCATCGAATCAAACAATGTTGACTTGACCGGAGATAAAGCAACAAACGCCGGAACCTATACTTGCACGGTATCGCTTAACAAACAAAACGCGGTTTGGTCAGATACCTTTACAACCACGCCTAAAACATTCGCATGGACTATCAACAAAGCGGCCGGCGCATTGACGCTAAGCAAATCAAGCGTTGTTCTGGATCCCGATCATTTGACCGATACCGTCACATGCACAGTAGTTGGTGATGGTACGTTAACAGTGACATCAAGCGACACCGATGTTGCGACGGCGACATTAAGTGGAAACACGATAACCATCGCAAGCGTTGATGACAAATCAGGGAACATTACCGTCACAGTCTCACTGAGCGAAACAACAAATTACAGTGCGCCCGAAGATGAAATTATATCGGTCAAAGGTGATTTTGTATCGGTATACGGCGCCGAGTGGGACGGAACATCCACGACCGCTTGGGCGCGGACGGACGAAGCTGCGTCGTTCATCGATCCAGTTCCGGCAATAAACAACGGAAACGGATCTTCACCCTTTGATGATTTGATGCCATGGTCTGGGATGGTTATCGAAGAACGAACTGGCGGAACGATGGTTAAAATTCCTAAATTTTATTACAAAATAACTAGGAACGGAAATAAGATGAAAATCCAGATTGCGGACGGCGAGGCGGATGGCTTCGAAATCTCTCCGGCGCACATGGACAGAGGCGACGGAAACGGCGAAAGAGACGCTGTTTATATCGGGCGATATCATTGCGGAACCAGTTATAAAAGCATCACGAGCGTTAAACCGTTGGCAAATATGACGAGATCAAGTGCGAGAACCAACATTCACAACTTAGGTGCGAATTATTGGCAAATGGACTTCGCAACACGATTTACGATCTGGCTGCTTTATATTGTCGAATTCGCAGATTGGAACACACAGGCAAAAATCGGTTATGGCTGCGGAAACAACTCAGCAACAGAGAACATGGGGTACACTGACAGCATGACCTATCATACAGGAACAAAGCTATCAAGCCGAACAACATACGGTCTGGGTACACAATACCGACACATCGAAGGGCTTTGGGATAATGTTTACGACTGGTGCGATGGATGCTACTACAACAGCAACGGTTTAAACATCATCTTAAACCCAAGCAATTTTAACGACAGTTCGAATGGAACGCTGGTGGGCAAACCATCAAACGGATATCCCAGCGCTTTCGCGAGCAACAATACAGCAGGGTTTACGTTGTTTTATCCGACAACAGCATCTGGAAGCGACTCAACATATTCATGTGACTACTGGGACTATGATTCTTCGTACCCTTGCCTTTGCGTGGGCGGTTACTATGGCCAGAACGCCAATCTCGGGCTGTTCTATGTTAGCTACACGGGCACATCGTACTCGGTCGGGTACATCGGCTGTCGCCTCCTCGAACTTCCCTGATAGGGGGAGTTTGAGGGGGTTTACCCCCTCAAGAAAGGGACTACCTGTGCAGAGCCGATGGCGGTTTCTACGGCCTAGTGAGACTACTGGAACTTTGATTCTTCGAACCCTTGCCTTTACGTAGGCGGTAACTATAACCAGAACGCCAATCACGGGCTGTTCTATGTTAACTACACGAGTACATCGAACTCGAACGGGAACATCGGCTGTCGCAACCTTTTTAAACAAAAGCCTCCACTATTATTCGGCACAGGTAGTCGCACACCTCATGGTGAAGATAGGCTAAATCAGGGGCGGGTTAGTACACTCCACGGAGCGTTGGAAAGCCCGTATGGCTAAAAGGAGGATACACCTTGAAAAGAGCGAAGGATTTATTTGAACCGCTCATATCAGACAAAAATTTGAGAATGGCGATCGATGAAGTCAATAGAACGCATCGTTGGAAGTCACATCATCGCCCGAACCGATGCACCGCGTGGGTCGAAGAAACAAAAGAGCATCGGATTAAAGAATTAAGAAAAATTATTGTCAATGGATTCCAGCCACGCAAACCGCGCATCACCGAGCGCTATGACGTAAGCGCCGGTAAATGGAGAAAAATAAGTGAACCGATACAATGGCCGGATCAATACGTTCATCACGCGCTGATCCAGATTATTCAACCGGCCATGATGAGGGGAATGGATCCGTATTGCTGCGGAAGCATCCGGGGCAGAGGCCCACACAAAGCACAGAAAGCGATCGAACGGTGGATGAGCAGAGACTACAAAGGAACGAAGTATGAATTTTGCGGAGACATCCATCACTTTTACGACAGTTTAAAGCCTGAGATCGTCATGAATCGAATGCGCGAATTAATCAAAGATTCAAAAGTCTTAGATCTTATTTATCGCATTATAAAAGACGGAATCAAGATAGGCGCCTATACATCGCAATGGTTCGCGAACACGGTTCTGCAACCGCTTGACCAAAAGATACGGCAGAGTGGATATTGTAAGCACTACGTTCGGTACATGGATAATCTGACGGTATTTGGGTCGAACTTCAGAAAAATGAAAAGGCTCCGGATATTGATAAGCGAATGGCTGAAGGAACACGAATTAAGCCTTAAATACGATTGGCAGTTATTTCCAACGGTGCGAAATGAAGAAAAAAAGCAGATGAAAGCGCCGAGACGTGGAGTGACAAGGGTGAAAGCGAGAATGCCAGACGCTGTAGGATATCGCTATGGCCGAGGGTTCACGCTTCCACGGAAAAGGAATTTTCTAAGATTAAAAAGAGCAATAGGCAGGTATCGGAAAAGGAAACGACAAGGAAAACACATAGCGCCGTCGATGGCAGCAAGCATCATATCGAGGCTGGGGCAAATTGTACATTGTAGCAACCACAACATTTACCAATATCTTTTTCAAGGTGAAAAAATCGTAAAACAGTTGAAAAGAATTATTCGGATGAACCAAAGAAAAGAGGCAATAACATGGAGTATGTTTTTGGCACAAAGAAAAGCAAAGAGATTCTCAGAACAAAAGGCGGCTATCACAGCAACTTGACAGGACATCACGAGATTGTCAGAGAGTATCCCGACCAAGTAATCACGGATCATTTCTACATTATGCAGCATCTGGACGCAGCTGAAGACATTGAAGGCAACTGCTATGATTGGTACGAAATCGCAAACCACTACCGCATCGAGGACAAAACGAGACAGATCGTCACGAGGACAGACATCATCGAAGAAAACTTTGAAAACGCGTTGTGCGAGCAAGACGCAATGTATGATGAACGCATCGGGGTAATCGAAGACGCAATTTGTGAATTAGACGAAAGGATAGGTGAATAAGCATGAACATCATTTGGGCAAACAGATTAGTCGCCGGAACAAAGACATGGACCCAGGTGCCGCAATCGAGAAAATCCGGAGTTAAGGCCGTGTTAAAAGAGCGAGTAGAAGACGGCGAAATCACACCGGAACGTTACAAAGAGATAACAGGCGAAGATTACGATTGACACGGCATAGAGCGGTTACGAGGGCGAAACCTTACGCCGCTCTTTTTATTTGGAAAGAGGATCGGAATGCATGGAGTAATTGACTTAGTCGCAATATTTGATTTTATCGTCAAATTAGCGGCCGGCATCGTGACGCTATCAGCTGCAGCAGCGATTATTATGCCACAATCAAGAGCTTGGATTTTGAAGAAAATCACGGCCAATGAAGAAACAGAAAAGCGCATTGAACGCTTGGGGACGGTAGAAAAAGATGTTGAAGACGTGAAAGAGACAATAATTGTATTGCTTCATGACCGGTTTTTTCAATCGTGCCTGTATAACTTAAAACGAGGGTACACAACAAGCGTTGATTTAGAAAACCTTGATCACCTGTGGAAACAATACAGCAAAAAGTACGGCATGAACGGCTACGGAGAAGCCATGTATAAAAAGGTGAAGGAACTCGATGTACGAGTTGAAGAATACTTGTAGAAAGGAACGATTTTATGAATTGGAAATTACGATTACAAAATCCTGCGACACTAACAGCGTTGATCGCAGCGGCGGTGGCGTTTGTTTATCAAATTTTATCGGTGCTGGGTATTACGGCTCCGATCGATCAATCTTTCTTTGTCCAAATGGGCGGATTGATTGTGACAATTCTGGTGTCGCTGGGGATTATCGTTGACCCAACGACAAAAGGCCTGAACGATTCCGCTAAGGCGCTAAGCTATGAAACACCTCATGATGACGAGGCGTTTAATCCGGCTTTTTCAAATGCTGACATCCAGAAATTTTTGAATACCACCGAGGAAGCGTATAAGGGTGAAATCCCAAAGTCGCTGAGTTTTATCAGGATGCGCGGACACACAATATACTGGGGAACACAACGACCGGGGAAAGCTAACAAAAGCGACTACTATCTTGACAGATCGAACAATGACCTGATTTATCAATGGGACGGTTCAGAGTGGGTGGCATCGACCGAGTACGCGATTATCAACGAAGGTAAATGATATGCCAGATCTTGAAAAAATGGTCAATCAGATGATAGATTGGTGCAATGATGATTCCCACGGGTATTCACAATATCACCGGTATGGTCCGGACTATGACTGTTCATCGGCGGTCATCGAAGCGCTAAAACGTGCTGGCTGGGATATGGGTGGCGCACTAACAACGGATCATATACGCGCGCCGCTAGTCAGACAGGGGTGGCAATGGTTGCCCCCGGATGTACCAAAACAGCGTGGAGATATATTGCTATCTGAAGAATACCATGTCGCTGTTTATATAGGTGACGGTTTATTGGCAGAGTTTGCGATTGATGAAAACGGCGGGATCGCAGGAAATACCCCCGGAGACCAAACCGGCGCCGAGGCGTACATCCACGGGTATTATGATTATCCGTGGGATGGAGTGTTGAGGTACACAGGGAAATCGGAAAGTGAGGTAAAGAAAAAGATGGAATGCATTATCCAACCGAACGGCCAGAATTATTTAGTATATTTTGACGGGGTGTATATTCATCCCTGCCAGCATCCGGACGAAGTGGAATCCATCCAGATGGTAGCACGGCAAACGAAGGGGCATGACCTTCCTTGCTTCGCCATGGGATCGCCTAACGCGCCGTGGTTTACACGCCTAAGAGATGT